TGGAGTCCAGTTAATTCTGATGCCTATCGCGTTCTTGCTACTAAGACCGTTAAGCTCGGCTGTGCCGGATATGATGGACTGGGAGCTGAGAATCAGTTCCAGTTCTATCAGAATAATGATTTTAAGATGAATGTTAACTTTAGCTTTGATCTAACCAAGCACTATCCCCAGCGCGTCAAGTTCAATGACAATACCACTGTGCCTACCACTCGTGGTTTGTTTTGTATGATTCAATATGTGCTTGCGAATGGATTCGCTGTGCCTACCACTGCGTATATGCTCAAGCTTCAGTATATGCTTGATTATCAATATGAAGACGCTTAAATAAATAAAGTGCTTAAAATAAATTTTTCTTATTTTAAAACTGCTCATAAGGTCTAGGCTGCAGTATTACCCTAGACCTAGTGAGATGAGATCTTTGGTCTCTCGAAACTAAAACCGGACACGAAGTGTTCGGTACACTAAAACCTTCTAGAAGGTTTATAGCAACCAAACCATTTGAGAATCTCATCTCAAATTCACAATTAATAGAATGAGTGAACGTTCTAGAAATTTTTGCTTTACAATTAATAATTATACCGACGATGTGTGTGACAGTATGCTCGATGCTGATTGCAAGTATATTGTCGTCGGTAAAGAGAAAGGTGCTGAAGGCACTCCTCATCTTCAGGGTTTCATTGTTTTCAAGAATCAGAAAACTCTTTCTGCCCTCAAGAAGATCAACAAGACTGCCCATTGGGAGATCGCTCGTGGTACACCCGCCCAGAATCGTACTTATTGCACAAAAGATAACGATTTCATTGAGAAGGGAGAGATTCCTATGGACCAGAAGGCTAAGGGCGAATCTGAGAAAGATCGCTGGGCTCATATCATCCAACTTTCTGAAGCTGGTGATTGGGATACTCTTAAGTCTGAGTATCCGGATGTTTATGGTCCGAGGTTGAAAAACCTCGAGCATATCAACAAAAAGAGAAAACGTGACCTGTCCATTATTGACGGAGACATGACACATGAATGGATCGTCGGAGAGACTGGAACAGGTAAAACAAGGTCCGCCACGGATAGATTTCCGGAGGCGTACATTAAAGAACCCACTAGTATTTGGTGGGACGGGTACAATGGCGAAGATGTCGTCATTATTGATGACTTCGATAAGTTTCAAGTTAAACAGGGCGGAGACATGAAGCGCTGGTTAGACCGATACCCATTCCAGGCCCAATTTAAAGGCGGTATGGAGAAGATCAGACCACGGAAGGTGATCGTTACCTCCCAATACATGCCCGAAGATATCTGGGATGATGAAAAGACCGTCGATGCTATTAAGCGGCGGGTAAAAATAGTCAACATTCCCAGCATTCCCAAACCTGTTACACTTGCTCCTATTTTTCTAAACTAATTCACAATTAATACAAATATGGCATATTCTCGCAAAAATTCTATGCGCCGTAAGGCACCTAAGCGTACTTACAAGCGTAAGTCTTACGCTAAAAAGGTTGCTAAACCTCTCAAAATGGCAATTCGTAGAGAGATTGCTCGCAATGTCGAGAACAAGCAGGCGCAGTATTATAATTATGATACTCGTCTTTATGCGCCGGGGAATGCTAATTTCCCCAATGATAACATCTTTCCTGTTGGTGTCGATCCTGGTTCTCTGGTTATATCCCAGGGAACTGGACAGGGTCAGCGTATTGGAAATGAGATTAAGACTAAAAAGTTGGTGTTTAAGGGGACTATTGTTCCTCAAGCATACAACGCTACTTTCAATGCAGCGCCTATGCCTACTCAGGCTAAAATTTGGATCTTTTACCAGAAAGATGCTCCCACTACTGTGCCCAATCCTATGGCCGGACCTGGTTTTTTCCAGAATGGGTCCGTGACTAAGGGGTTTCAGAATAATCTGGTCGATATGTGGAGTCCAGTTAATTCTGATGCCTATCGCGTTCTTGCTACTAAGACCGTTAAGCTCGGCTGTGCCGGATATGATGGACTGGGAGCTGAGAATCAGTTCCAGTTCTATCAGAATAATGATT